AAATAGGAACAACTTTTCAACTTCCAGCAAATCATCCAACACTTACATTAAGAAGTATGCAGTTTAATCTTGCTGGAACAATTGCAGCAAGTACAGCATTTGAAGTAAGAGTAAGAAATGCTGCTGGTACTTTACTTGCTACAGCTACTGTTGATGGAGATTTCAATACTACTTCTACATTACCATTTTTTGAGTTTAATAATGCTGTTGATTTTGTAGCAGGAACTAAATATTACATTATGCTAACAGGTACAACTGGAACTCCACCTTTAATGAGAACTGCTACTCAACCTAATGCTCAAATACCAACAGACATTAGAAATGGAATAATCGCTAATATGGTGGAATATAATGGCACTACATTTACAGAAACCACTACAAAAATCTGTCAAGGTTATTTGTTATTTGACACTATAAAATATGACCAAACTGGTGGTAGTACAGTATCTTCATTACCTGCTGGATTTAATAGTTTCAGTGGCTGATAAAATAAATTATTAAAATGAGGTCCAAAGTATGTTTCAAATAAAGCAATCAGAAGCCACAGCAGCAAGACGTAGAATACCTGTATTATTAGTTGATTTAACTGATGGTTTTACACCAGAAGTTGGTGTAGTAACTCCTACTATCAACATTTCTAAAAATGGTGCTACAGTTGCTTCTGGTGCTGGTACTTGGACTGAAATAGGTAATGGTCAGTATTATTATGAGTTTACTACTGGAGAGGTAGATACATTAGGATGGATTGCTGTAAATATTGAAAAAGCAACAGTATCAAGAGATTATAATGCTATTTGTCAAGTTATGGCATATGATTATGCAGCAGCCACAAATCTTGGCTTGTCTGCCATTCCTGCTGTGGCTACTGGTTCTCTTGGTGCTATTCCAACTACAGGAAGTGGTGCGAACCAAATTGCTGTTAATGGTTCAGGAGCAATCTCAACTGTTGTTTCAGTAACTAATGGTGTTACTGTTACTACTAATAATGATAAAACTGGCTATTCATTAGCCACAGCACCTCCAACAGCGGCTGCTATTGCTACTCAAGTATGGTCAGAAACTATTCCAGGAACTTATACTTCAACTCAAGCTGGTGGAAAACTCGATCAAGGAACTGCTACATCAATCTGGGCAGCTACAACAAGAACATTATCAGCAGGTACTAATATAGTTCTCGCTAAAGGAACAGGAATTACTGGTTTTAACGACATTACAAGCCAATCAGTCTGGGATGTTCTTGCTGCTAACGTAACAACTGCATCAAGTATTGGTCTTCAACTTAAGACTAATATTGATACTACCATTTCATCAAGAATGGCTACATTTACCTATACAATTCCTCCAACAGCAGCAGCCATTGCTACACAAGTATGGTCTGAAGCATTACCAGGAACATACACAAGTGGCCAAGCTGGATTTAAACTTAATGCTGCTGGAACTGCTGCTGATCCATGGAGTACAGTTTTGCCAGGTGCTTATGGAGCAGGTACAGCTGGAAATATAATTGGTAATAGACTTGATACTAACGTAGGATCAAGAATGGCAACATTTACTTTACCTACAAGATTCTCTTCTCTTGCTATTGATACAAGTGGATTTGTGACTTTTAATAATGTTATATCTATACCAACTGCTGGTAGTATTTCAACAGCTGTATGGACAGAACCAATTCCTGGATCATTTGCTGCTGGATCTGCTGGTGCTAAACTTAACTCTGCTGCTTCTGCTGGTGATCCTTGGAGTACAGCACTTCCTGGTACTTATGCTGCTGGAACTGCTGGAAATATTGTAGGAAACCGTCTTGATACCAACGTAGGTTCAAGAATGGCTACATTTACATTACCAACTAACTTCTCTACTCTTGCAATTTCAGGAACTGGAGCAGTTACTGCTGGTACTGTATCTGATAAAACTGGATATTCATTATCCGCTGCACAAACATTCAACACAACCGGAAGTGTTGGAAGCGTATCTGGCAGTGTTGCCTCTGTAACAGGAAATGTAGGAGGTAACGTAGTTGGAAGTGTTAATAACGTGGTTGGAAATGTGGGAGGCAATGTGGTCGGAAGTGTTGGCTCCGTTAGTGGATCAGTGGGATCAGTAGCAGATGCATCTACTATTTGGAATCATCTTGTTGCTAATATTAATACAACTAATAGTATTGGTTTACAACTCAAAACTAACGTAGATAATACTATTTCTTCAAGATTAGCAAGTTCTTCTTATACTGCTCCACCAACTGTAACTCAAATATGGCAACAAGCATTGCCAAGCACATTTACTACAGGTCAAGCAGGATACATTCTTGGTACTAATTTAAATGATACTATTACAAGTAGAATGGCATCATTTACTTATACTACTCCTCCTACTACAACAGCTATTACACAAGCTATTTGGAATCAGGTTAGATCAACTGCATCTCCAACTGGTGGAGTACCTGCTACAAATACATTTGGTTATTTCTTGGATAGTAGAGTAAGTACTGCTGGTGGTAGTGGCGGTGGTGGTGTAATTGTAAAACAAGGACCATTTAAGCTTTCTACTACTGATTTAGGACCAAATAATATTCTTGATTTAGTTAAAGGCGACAATAGAAATATTCAAATGTCTGTTGTTGATGAATATGGAGAGAATATTCCATTAAATGCTGTTTATACTCATAGTGTTAAAGTTTACAATAGTGCAAGTATTTTAGTACAAACTTATGCTGCTACTCTTGATTATGCTACTGGTGGTTTAGTAAGCTTTAATATTGATACAACAGTAACAAATACTACTGGAAATTATAATGCTGTTCTTGTAATAAATGATGGAACAAGCGATACAATTTATGGTGGACTTGAAATACAGGTTAGGTTATAAAAATGAATTATCATATAATGCCAGCAGGAGCAACTTCAGAAACAGTTTTGCTCGAAATAAGACAAAATAATAACAATCCAGCTACAGGACTTGCTTATAATACAGCTGGTATGGTTGTAAGATATACAAGACCAGGAGAAGTACCTGTAGCTATTACTCTTGCCAATCAAACTGTAACTGGAGCTTGGATTTCTGGTGGTTTTAAAGAAATTGATGCTACTAATACTCCAGGCCTCTATAGGTTTGATGTTCCTGATGCTGCTATTGCTGCTGGAAAAGATCAAGTAATGATTAGTTTCCATGGTTATTCAGCATCTTCTTCTGCTTATTTCTCATTCCAATTAGGTGGAATAGTTGCTGAAGCTACTCTTGCAACAGCTCCTTATAAATTATTATCAGATCAAACAAATTGTAATGATACTCTTGATGTATTTGTAGGAACCAATCTGGTTGTAAATGTTCAAACAGTAGATGCTAATAATGCTCCTATTGCTATAAATAACAGAGCTTGTACTGTCAAAGTTTATAATCTTTCAAATACACTTGTAGCTACTTATACTCCAACAATTCAATATGATGCTAATGGAGAATTATCATTTACTTTGACATCTGCTGTAACTGGAACAGCTGGTCTTTACAATGCTTATGTTCAAAGAATAGGTGCAACTGACACTGTTTCTTATGGACCTTTAGCTATTAAAGTAAGAAGTTTGTAATGAAAATTAATTTTCAATCAAGATTAAATATGCGAAAACTTGATAATTTAATATCAAGAATGAAAAAGGCTGTAAATGGTACTGATGACATTACTCAAAAGTATTGTATTATGCTGCGTAATACTATGATTGAAGGTATTATGACAACTCCAAAAACTGGAAGAGTCTATGGTAATCATATAAGTTCTTCTCCTGGAAATTATCCTGCAAATTGGACAGGAGAATTAATAGCTGGCATTAGTATTAGTCCTCCTTCTTTTGGCTTTAGACAAGTTAAAATTGAAGTTGATTATGCTGCAGCTTTAGAATATGGTGCAAAATATGGAAATAGAGTTTTACTTCCAAGACCTTTTGTAAATCCTTCTATTGATAAATTGAAACCTGACTTTGAAAAAGATGTAAAAAATCTATTCTTTAGGAGTTATATCTAATGGCATTTGAACCAATTATTATTGAAGAATGGATACATGATACATTAACTGCTGATACTACATTGACTGGTTATCTTGCAATTAATAACAAAGTTCCAGGTTATCAAAAAGGCATTTATTTACATATTGCTCCTGATCAAGATCCGGTAAGCAACAAAATACCAGAAGTACCTTATATTGTAATAAGTCATGTTGGTAATTTCAAACAAGACGATATTGTTTTGTGTGGAGATACAGCTTTTACTTATCATAATTATAAAGTTACAGTATGGTATAGGCAGAAAGGTGCAGTATCTTTTGCTAAACTTAAGAATATTGCTGATAGAGTAGATTCCTTATTAAATAATAAGAAAATTACAACTACATCTCCAAACTTTACTACCAGAAGGCTTGGAGCAACTAATATTTTAGACATTTCTGCGGATGGTAGAATAGATTATGGTATGGTGCTCTCTTACGAGATAATTACAGTTTAGAGGTAAAAATATATGGCAAAGTTAATGTACAACAACTGTACAGTAACCATTAGACGTTCAGCAGGTATTCAGACAGGAGCAGCTCCTACATTTTCTGAAACTGCTATTGCTGCTACTTGTTTTGCAAAATCAATTAGTATTAGTAAAACAATTGGTACAGTAGATGTTGCTGGTCTATGCGATACTGTTCAAAAAATGCAAATTACAAGAAAATCTGGTACTCTGGATATTGAACTTTATGTTGATCCTGTATCAGTAGCTTCTGGTGGTTTAGGTTCTTATATCTTTGAAGGTAAGTTAGGATATTTTGTTGAAATTGCTTTTGATGCTGATGGCGCTGCTGCTGGTTTAACAGCAACTACTTACACAGGTGTTATTACAAGTACATCTATTAATGTAGGTATGGATGATGCTATTACAGAAAGAGCAACAATTACTCTTGGTGTCAATGGATTTGGCACTTCAGGTTCAACTGACACATCTGTAACTTAAGGTAGTTGAGAGCACCTAATGGCAAAGATTACAATGTATTCTGATGTTGCTGTTACCATCGAGTTTGGTCCTTTACAAGATGGTACAGCAACATCGCCATTTACCACAAATCCTCTCAATTACATTCCTGTTACTTGCTATTGCAAAAGTTTTTCTGTTTCTGAAAAGATGAACTTTACAAACTTAAAAGCTTTATGTAATACAGATGATAAATTAAGAAGAGTTGGTAAATCTGGCTCAATCAGTATGGAAATTATGCTTACTGATGATCAAATGCTGCCTGGAAAGATATTACCAACACCAGTTTTTGCTGGTAAAATTGGTTACTATGTAAGAATACTTTTTCAAGAAGGTTCTTATACTACTACATATTTTGGTGTAGTTTCTTCGCAAGATTTAAAAATAGATGAAGGTGGACCTGCAATAGAAGCAGTACAAATAGTATTGTATGTTGATTAACATATAATTTCTATAGAGGTTATTAACAAATATGTCGTTTAATAGTTTGAAGAAGGTAAAGGTTAATCCTGGAAAACCTAATGTTGAAGTTGATATTTCTGTATTTACAGAAGAAGAAGGAAGTAAGATTGTTTTTAGAGAGCCAAAGGCTGCTGATTTATTTCCTGATACTAATTTAAATATGAAGATTCAATTTCCAGAGTTTCCAGATGCAATGCTTTATCAATTATCATTGCTTTCAAAATGTTATGTAAGACAGCATGATGATCCTGCTGAACTTAATGTTTTCAGAGAACTTGGTAACATTGCAAGACAAAATAAGGATGCATTTTTCCATATTATTAGTACATTTTTAGGAGCTTTTCCTACAGCTGATATTGATGAAAAGGTTAAAGAAGCAAAAAACGAATCAGTGTAGGTTGCGCTCCACAGATATTATATTATTGTGTGCGTTACCTACACAGACATCCATCAGAGGTAGATTTAACTATTGATCAAATTGCTGAAGTTGCTTATATAGCAAAGGAAATAGAAAAACACGAAGCAGAAAATAGCGGATCAATATTAAAAGCATTATTAGGCACGAGGTTATAAAATGGCAGAAATAGGAAATCTTACAGTAAAAGTTGGCATAGATGGAGCCTCCAAAGCTGTTCAAGACCTCGAAAAAATTAGGAGGCAGCTTGAGTTAATTAATACATTAGCTCGTAATGTAGCTGCCTCCTTTGCTACTGTTAATACACAACTTCGTACTTTTGATAATATTACAAAAAGTATGGATAATGCTACTCGTTCTGGAGAGCGTTATAATTATACTCTTCGAAATACAGCAAGAATTATTGGAGATTTTAGCAGAGGACAAGGTGGTAAAGGTATTGGAGATGCTTTACAAACTTTAGCTGCAGGTAAAGTATTATCTGGTTCATCTTTTAATAAAGACTTTGATAAAATGTTTTTAGCTTTTAGAAGAGCATCTCGTGGAAAAGCTGGTATAGGAGATGCTTTAGTTGGAACACTTGACCAACAATCATTACAAAAACAATTAGAGTTTCAAAAAACATCTTTTGGTAGGCAATTAACACGTTCTGCTTTATTTCGAGGATTAGGCTATTCTCAAATACAAAAAAGAGGTGGAGAAGGACCAGGTGCAGATTTTTTAGTTGGTGGATTTGGACTACCTGATATTATGACAAAATATGCTGCTAATTTTGGAAATAGATTAACACAAAAAGGTATTTTATCTGCGCTTAATACAAGTACTGGTGGATTTGGTGGTGGAGCATCTTTAACAGGTCTTGCAGGTATTGCTGCTGCTGGTGGATTATTAGTAGGAACAATTAGTGCTCTTGCTACTTATATGAGAATGCTTTCATCAGCAGTTATTTCTGGCGCTCAAGCAATGGCAGGATTTGTAAAGACAGCAGTACAAATTGGTGCTGATTTTCAAAGTTTAAGATCTGCAAATACATCTATTATTCTTGGTACTCAATATGGTGGAGATATTTCTAAATTAGGACTTGCAAGAGCAACTTCTAATAAAGAGTTTGCTTACATGAGAACAATTGCTGAAAAGTCTATGTATACTCTTCCAGAAATTGCTGGTGCTGCAAATGTTCTTAAAACTGGCAAAATACCACTTAATGGATTTTTAAATACTGTTGCTCAAACTGGACAAGCTGTTGGATTAAAAGGTAATGAATTACAACTTCTTGCTCGTGTATTTCAAAGACTTGCTTATGGAGATTATCCTGATCCTGAAGTAGCAGCTCGTTTTGGTTTGACAAGAACAAATCCAGAACTTAAAAAATATGGACTTACATTTGATAAAGAAGGAAAACTTACAACTCCTACTCCTCAAGCTGTAAATGGTATTAAAAAATATTTAGATAAAATATTTGGTGCTGGTTTTATAATTTCAGCAAATGACTTTAATACAAAGTTTGCTTCTTTAACAGATAGATTTCAAGGAAGTCTTGAAAAACTTGCTACTCCAATTATTAATAGTTTAATTCCTACATTTGATAGTCTTGGTAATAGATTAAATGAGTTTACTTCTAAAGATTGGTTTTCTACTCTTGGAGATAGTATTGCTTCTTTCTTCGATCAAATAAATGAATATGTAAAAAGTCCTCAATTTGTTCAAGATAGTGCTTTATTTTTTGCTGTACTTGAAGAAATACCTAATCAATTAAAATCATTCTTTTCATTTTTTATAAGAGTTACAGGTATTCTTACTCAATTAGCAAGAGATGTTAATGCAGGAAAAATGTCTCCTCAAGATTTATTTGAAACTGCTGCATTAAATATAATTACAGGTGGTATTTATGGACAAACTGCTTATGGATTATCAAAATCTTCTTCAAATCCAGAATTAAGAGCACAAGGAAGAGTAGCAAGAAGTTATTTTAATCTTCCTGGAATGATTTCTGATATGTTTTCAACTGCAACATCATTGGCTGGAGATCAATTAGCAGCACCAAGTAATATTGCTACAAACTTTGAAAAATATATGAACTTGTTTGGTATGTCAAGAAAAGGCAAAAAAACCACTAAAGATGGTTTAATGGATAAGCCTTATACTGGCGATGACATGCTAAAAGCTCAAGAAGATGCAAATAAAAAGCTTAAACAACTTGTAGATAATTCCAAAAAGCTTGTAGATTTATTTGATCTTCGTAGACAAACAATAGGATTAGGTCCATTATCGCAAATTGGTGTAACTGGTGTAGAACTTGCTGCTGCTGGAATGCCTATGATTAATTCTCATAAAATTGATCCATCTAATTATAACAGCATTAGTATTGGACCAGTAAGAGGAGTTAATCAACTGGAAAAAGGTATCAATGCTTTAAATAGAGAAAATCAAAATAAAGCTAAAGCAGGAAGAGGCATTAGGACCAGTAGATAATGAATGTAAGAGATTTAAAATTAAAGTTTGAAGTTGATGTAGCAGAACCAAGAGTTTATTTAGGCAGATTAGTTGCTGGACTTGATGGTACTTCTGTAAAAATGTCATACTCAACAGATATGTGGCAAGATCCTGTTACTGGTACGATGATGTTAAAACCATTGTCGCTTACTGGAGCATGGTCTACTACATTTACTGGTACTGGATATGTAAGAACAGCATTATCTGGTTTTTCTTTTATTACTCCAGGTAATTTTAAACAAGTACAAATAAGAGGCACAGGAGACTACTTTATACGTCAATATAAAGGCTCTGAAGAAAGATTTACTACAACTGCTTCTTATGCTCAAAACTCTTGCTTTAATGTGTCTTTTTTCAATTCTGGTATTGATACAAACTCTGATGATGTATTCTTAAAAGTAGATTTTAATTATAATCTTACTGGTGGAACAATCATACAGTTATTTTTCTATGGCAATGGCAAAATAGAATTATATAAAAATGGCAGAATTACTGGTATTTTAGATCGTTCTACACTTAACTTTGCTCCAGGTAATCAATTATTCTATACACAGGCTCTTGCTAATAAGTTTTGCGATATTTTAATCATTCCTTATCGCAATAGAGATTTACTTATTCATACCAATTTTGGCACGTCTGGAGTATTTTCATTTGAAGATTTAGATCCAACAAGTACAAGTAATGCCATTTTACCAGCAGGACAAGTTTCTTTTAGATTTCCAAAAGCAAAAGGAAGTGTTCAGTTTTCTCAATGTCATTTTAAAACAATTGGAAGTGTTATTGGAAGTCCTGTAAAGTTTAGATATGCTCCTCCAGCTTCTTACACAGCTTTAACTCTTCAAAGTAGATCAATTTATGGTGTATTTGGCGCTTCAGGTACATTAACTGTAACTCCTACAATGGTTGAAGATAGTGCTTCTCCAGGAACATTTGTTAATTTTGTTCCTGATGGTATTAAAAATATTGCAAATTGTAAGATTTCAATAACTTCATCAAACTCTCTTTCTAATGTTGCTCTTGCTTGTGGAGATGCTTGGTATGATCCTACAGCAACAACTACAGCTGCTACACCAATAGATATTACAACTGCGCTTGAAGAATGTCATATTAGTATTGGAGAAGATGGTAAAGGAACTGGAAGTATAATTTGTAGAAGACAAAAACTTCTTGATTTAGGTGTTCCACAGCCTGGTATTACTGGCGATAGACCATTTAGAATGAACTTTTATAATACTGGAGCTCCTCCTGTAAGTTTGGACTTAATGAGAGGAACTATGAGTGCTCCTGTCATTACATATTCTGAATCAGATCCAAATTATAAAATATCAACTCTTGCTTACGAATTAAGAGATAGAAGTTATGATTTTGAAATATCTCAACTTACAGACTCTATTCCTCTTGATGGTATGACATTTTCTGAAGCAATTGGAAACTTAATAAAAACTATTGGTTATACTTCTGCTGATTATTATGTTTCTACTAACTCTTTTGTAATTCCAACTAATCCAGATATTGCTTCAGGCACTTATAATTTAACTCCATCAAGAGAAGATACTATTGCATCTATTCTTGAAAAAATGAAAAGAGATTATGCTGCTACATGGTATACAGGATGGAGACCAGATTATTTAAGTGGAAGTACTTATTATTATTGGACAGATCTTGATGCTGCTTCTACAACACCTGTAATAACACTATTTCAGAGCATTCAAAGTGCTATTAGTCCTCCTAATAACCTTTCTCAACCAAATGCTCAAAATCAAGTAATTTATAGCCTAAAAAAGCAATATGAAGCACCAGAAGCTAATCATATTTATGTTTGTGGAGTTGATTATCGCACAGGTAATTTAATTTATAGTTTTTATAATGATACTGCTTCTCAAACACCTAATACAGCTGCATCAAGCAGACCTAAAAACTGGGTAGGTAGAACAAAGGCCGCTGTTTTAATTGATCCTTCAATTACTACACAAGCAGCAGCAGATTATAGTAAAACAATTCTTGCTAATAGACTTTCTAAAGGAAGAACTATTATTGAGTTTGAAAGCGAACTTCTTCAATATACAAATGGTTCTAATATGGATTTTGTTTGGATTGGCGATTATGTAAGAATTATGATGCCAAATGGAACAAACATTTATGGCGAGTTTCAAATTATTGCTATTCCTGATATTACAATTAAGCAGGAAGCTACTGGACTTGCAATTAAAAGATGTACATATAGAGCTGTTATGACAGGCACAAATGCTGCTTGGTATGCTGAAGGAGCTGTAACTTAATGCCTACATTTATTGATCTTTCAAGAACAAGTAAACAAGATTGTCTTTTTTCTTTTATTGGATTTAATACAAGAGAACAAGATCCTACCTGGGCTTTTCCACCAAATAGTTATATGCAATCAACTGGTTTTGATTTTACTGTTGGTGGTCATTATAATTGTTCAGCAAGAATAAGAAGTATTATTGTAAAAACACAACCTGGTGGTCCTGGAACTAACTGGAACTGGTATTTATATGCTCGTGTAACAGTAACTAATGGACACGGAGCAACTAATACACAAGATATTCTATTAAATAGTCAAACTGGAATTGCTCCTTTTACTTTTAGTAATGTAACAGGAACTATGAGTGGTACATTTCATTTTGAAGTACCATCAGATATTAAATATGATGTAAATGAAACAGCTACTACTGTATTAGATTTTCCACCATACACAACTTACAAACAATATGAAAGAAGTACTGTTGGTGGTACAGCTCTTTGTCAAGTTACAATTAGTGGAACCACTGTATCTGCAAGTTCAACTGTTGCTACAAGTATTGGTACAGATTATAGATTTGATTGTAATATTGGTAGTTTTTATAAAGCAGGAGCAGCAGCTGGTGTTAGTATTTTAAATATTTCTGGCATGACAACAAATCTTTTATCTATGCCAAGTTATAGCCATTTAAACTTTATTAGTTCTGATTTATATGCTTCTCATACAGGAACATCAGCAGAGTTTAAAATTACTGGTGTTGATGATGTTTTTGGAGATCCACAACAAAATACCATTACTACTACAATGGCAGAAGCTCAAGAAAGAAAAATGAAATTAATAGGTAAGATTAATGCTTTTGACATTACTTATCCTGATTCATTACAAATAAAAATTACTGGTGTAGATAATGCTGGTTTAGGTTATAGAACAATTACTCGCACAGGTAGTTATGATGAAAGCGATACATTTTATGATTATTCTTTAAGTTCATCAATACAAGTAGGATTAGGTGGAGTTACAACAACAGTAAATACTGGTCCTGTTTATACCGTTCCAGCATCTATAAAAACAGAAATTATTGCTTCTACTTTAACAGCTAATGGAGATGATCCTAAATATACTCGTCTTCCATTTAGAGGATGGAACTTTGCTGGTGCTCATATGGAACTGGCAAACTCTACTGAAATAACTGCTGGTGGTACTACAAATACAAGAACATTTACAGGATTAGGAGAAAACTTTAATTCTTATAGATGGCTTGAAATTGAAGTTAAAAGTAATACTGGAACATCTCAATCTGATACTTTATCTTTAACTTGTCAGCCTGGTTCTGACGTTAAAACATGGTCATTTAGTACATCTTCTCCTACTTATGAAAGAAAACGCTTTGATTTACTAATTCCTGAAAATAAATTATTAGGAATTGATGACCAAGATGATCCTTATCCACGTTTAAACTCTACAGGTTCTAATGCTGCTCAAGAACGCCAAAATAAAGATTGGTATGGAGTTACAAGACTTACACAATTAGCAATAGCAAATGCAAATATAACATTAGGAAGAGTGTTTCTTGTTGCTGATACACAAACAGAACAATCTAATTTTTGTTTTGCACCAGAATATTATATTAAATATCAAACAGACTCTGCTGGAGGTATTGTTTATACTGGTAGAAGATTATGGACTCAAGATACTTCAGGAAGAAATGAAGAAGAGTTTGATTGTTTTAAAGAAAATGGTGTTTTAACTGCTGCTAATCAAACAATAACTAATTTTGTATCAAGAGTTAATGCTAATCATAAAGGTTGGACTGCTTCAGCTTCTACAGCATCTGGAAGTGGTAGATTATCTTATGCCAATTCTGTTTCTGGATATGCTTGTTGGCTCGGTGGTTTAACATTTAAAGCTGATACTGGTGGTGGAACAGTTCAAAAAGACTGGTTCAATTGTTATCAGCAACAAGCAGAAGTTGATACTGATGTTCTTGCTCAAACTATTTATGATGAACTTATAACAACAGAATTAATTCCTGACTATGGAGATCCTTTTGGCATTTGGAAAAATAATGCTTATCCTCTTATTACACTTGCTTCTTCTACAATTTTAAGAGGCCAAACACATGGAACTATTATTACAAGCTCAAAAGCGCCAGCAAATGGAGAAGTTGTAAACCTTCTCTTAACAACTGGTCTTGTTAATAGAGGTTCAGGAACAACTAATGTACTTGGAAATTACTATACAGGCGCACCAAGAGCTTTATCTTATAAAAATCATATAAATGAATACACTGCTGGCGCTCAACAAAAAGCATTAAATCCAATGTATGCTGCTAAAAGGTATAGAACAAGTTTTTATCCTTCTGTAGTTATTGGAGGATGTTTAAGCGCAGATGAAAGTCCTATTCATACACATGCTTTTGCACAAGTAGCAAGTAATGTTCTTAAATTATATTTAACTGAACAACCTACTCCTACAAGTTATTATAATTTAACTGTTCCTATTACAAATGTTTCTTGTGCAAAAATGAAATATAGCAGAAGATTAAATGAGCATAGAATACTTTTTATAGTTGCTCATACAGATGGTTCAATAAAGAAATACTATTCAGATGATGATGGAGAAAGTGTATCCGTGGCAATAACATTAGGAACAGGTAGTAGTCCAGCCGTAGCAACAGATGAAAGTGGATTAGAATACTATTTCTGGCGCACAAGTACTGGAAATCTTATGAGAGCAGTTTATGATGTACAAGGAAATGTTTTTCATGCAGCATCAGCAATTGTTACTGCAACTTGCGAAGATAAAGGTATTGGAGCTTATTGTAGATTAGATAAAGTTATTGTTGTTTATTCTGATAGCGCAACTGGTTTAAAACAATTATCTTCTTCTAATGATGGAGAAACATTCGCATAAAATAAGGAAGAGGCTGTAGCAGGAATAAGACTACAGCCTCTGGTTGAAAGGAATAAAACAAACACCAACATTTATATTATACCACAATTTAAATAAATATTCCTTCTATGAGTACAAAAAATGAAAAAAGAAATTGCAATCAGAGCAGCAGACGAGGCTTTATTAAATGTTGGCGTAGGAGAAACAGAAAAAGACAACCACGGACAAGCAATAAAAAAATATCTTCAAACAGTAGGACTCGATGAAGGTTATGCTTGGTGTGCAGCTTTTCTCAAGTTTCGTTATTTAGATGCTGCTAAAGATTTAAATGAAGAATTATCAGAAAGTTTTAAAAAATTATCTGGTTATACTCCTGATTGGAAAAATTACGCACAGACTAATAACATTTGGATACCAATAGCTACAGCAAAGAAAAATCCATCTTTAATTAAAAAAGGTTATGCTTGCTTCTTTTATTCTGAAGATAAAGGCAGGATTTATCATTGTGGAATTGTAATAAGTAGTAATAAAGATGGTTTTATTAGTGTAGAAGGAAATACTTCTCCAGGTAAAGGTGTAGAAGCTAATGGAGATGGTGTTTATAAAAAAAATCGCTCATGGAACTCATTAGGTTCTCAAGGTGGTTTTATGATGACATATTAGAGGTAAATTATGAGTATTTTAAGCAAATTATTTAATAAAAAAATTGGTATTCCAGAAGTAGATTTAAATAAACTTCCATTAGGTAGTGTATTGATTCAAGAACTTCAAAAAAACGGCGTAAAACAAGTGTTTAAGACACTTTCTGATGATGATATGAAGCTAATAGACAAAGCTGTTCAAATTGAGCTATATCATCGTAAAACAGTCTCTGGTAATGCTGGTATTGGAAAAGGCTATGAATAATTTAATCTGTCTATTATTTTTATTACAAGTACCTTTACTAAATCATACAAAGCAAGTAAAGATACAAAAACCATTAACGATAGAAAAAATAACAATTTCAAAACTTGATCCAAAAGATTTAGCAGCATTAATTAACATCCTAAATGTAGAACAATTTCAAAGATACAAAAGATAAAAGAATAGCCAACATGTAAGTATTATTTACAAGTTGGCTATAGCTCTCATTTAAAAATAAACCTGGGATCTTTTATTTTATATTTATCTTATACAACAATAAAGCCACCTATTTTCGCACAGAAATGTGTTACGATAAGTGGCTTTATTTCTTCTTAAAGTCTCGTATTGCTCATTTTAATGTTGACTAATCCACGTTTTTTCAAAGAGACTAAAATCAACTTTCTGTCTGCTGTCTGACCTTACATATATATTATACAAAATTAAACAAAAATTATTCCTTGTGTTTATTTCTTATTGTTTATTTTTTCAGAAATTACATAACCAATATAAAATGAACAAAGAATAAGTTGTATCAAATGAAGCCATGTTATAAACTCATTCATTTACAACATCTCTTAATACCACGTCTACAATCTAAACATTGGTCAATATGTTTTTCAAGTTCTTCAATAGCATTTAAAGTAATCTGATTCTTTTCAAATAATTTCTCATACTTTTCTTGCCAAGCTTTATTACTCTTTTTATAATGCTCAACTTCTGAAACAACCTGATCATACTTCATCTTCCAAAATACAACTTCTCTTGCTTTATCATCCATATGCATTAAAACATGCTCATCTCTACCAGCATTAAGAATATGATAAGCATAAACAACACGAGCTTTATCCATTGTATAGTCTGCTTTTTGTTGTTGTAATTCTTCTTCTAAATCTTTAATTTTTTGTTGTAAATCTCTAATATATTCCATCTTTTACCTCGCAATAATAATAAAACCAATATTATATAAGAATACTAAAAATAAGCCTAAAAATGCCACAATTTGAAGTGTTTTCTTTATCATTATATTTTACTCAAATAACGACAAATATTATCAGCTAAAATTGCTTCAGGAATAAAACTATCTCTTAATAATAATTTGTCAATTAAAAAACTAACTACACCATTTTCAGTTCTTATGACAACAACAATTGCTTCTCTACTGTCATGTTCAGCAATCTTAAATGTAAAAATCTCGTTGGAATAAATACTATTCTCTTCATCTTTAACTGATGCTTTCCACCAAATATCGCAAAACATTTTAATATCTGTAAATGTAATGTAATCAATCATTTATAATCCTCAATTTTAAGCCTAAAACAAGCTCATTTAGCCATTATTTTTAATTCTATAAGTATTCTTATTCTTCCTCTTCATAAAGGCCTAAATACTTACTTATTAGTTCTATTCCAGAATTACTATCAAATACCTCTACAAAAAGAGGCCATTTAGAAGTATGTCTCATAATTACATCTTTAAATTGCTTTTGAGATTCTGATAATTTACCATTCTTACTTTTAACTTCTATATAAAGAGCTGAATAAACATCATTATCAATAGGAACAATAATATCATAAACACCATTTCTCATTCCTAATTTTTTAAGATGATTTATAATTCCAAATCCTGTTCCAAAAAAAGAATTAGGAGTATGATAAATACATTTTAATACTTCAAACTCTTCTTCATTATTTCTAATCCAATCAAAAATCTCTATTTGTATCTTTGCTTCTTGTTTCATTTTTATTTCTCAATTAATAATAAAAAAGGACTATGAATTAACATAGTCCTCTTCTTTAGGAGTTTAATACCAATGCCAATGAGTATTACTATTCTTATACAACTTCTGGATTACTATTTCCTTCTTCATTTACAATTTCTTTTGGATTGTAAAGATTTTCTAAACAACCTTTACAAGTAGGAAGATGCAAATTAAAATAAGCATAAATCTTTTTCTCATCTACATGATAATTATATTCAAATCTTCTAATAACATTTAAATTATCATCATTCTCATCAAGTACTAAAAATACTGGTCTATTACTCCATCTTAATACTTGAGCTACTTTATTAACTTCATAAACATCTAAATCAACAATATCAGCAACTAATAAATTATAATCATCAACTACAATCTCATCAATAGAAACTTTTATTTCAGTTCCTTTGATATCTTTACTTAATTCTGATTTAAATACATAACCAACTTTATCATAGATTTTTCCAGATAAAAGAATATTTACATTTTCTAACTTTGTCATTTTAAAACTACCTCATAATTATTTTATCAATACAACATAACTCTAACGAGTTATGTAATGCTCCTATTCTTCATTCCTTCCTCGCTAAAGCTTCGTCATACATTCATTCATAGGAGACATTGTAGTTTTTCTCTTATCTTTTTCTTTTTAAATAAATAACCAGAACAGAATAGGAGGAATAAGATATTGTTCTACTATAAAGTGTTCTCTAAAAAAAAGTAGGTAATACAGCGAAGCTGTACTTCTGATCTTCTTATTTAAGCGTTAAGCAAGACGTTAGTCTTGTAGCTTAATATAAGAAGAGCAGAAACATAACTCGTTAGAGTTATGTACTCTACAATAACAAATAAATAAAGAATAACAATTAAGAGTAGAATAAGCGCATTTGCTTGCAAATGCTTCAATACTTTCTTTTCTTTTTGCTTCTTTTTCTTTTCTTTTTAAAGTGTATCTATATGTAATATATTAAGGAAACACTACTTTTGGACACACTTATTTATTTCGCTTCTTCTTAAGCCAATTGACAAAATATTCTATACAATTCCATACACAAAGTACATAAATACCAATAATAACAGAATCTATAAAACCTAACCTAACAACTTCTGGAAGTATCATAATTTAGCCTCAAATCTTATTGTTTTAGCGCTTTTTATAGAAGAATAATACAAACACTCATAACACTAATAAAAATGCCTTAAATGCTTTATTTTTGCCTATTTATTCTGTAGAAAAATCTGTGGACTTTTTTCTGGAATAATTTATAAAAAAGCGCTTACTAATTCATTCTAAAAATTACAAGAAAAAACCTACAAAATAAAATCCTAAAAAAGATATTCCAAATAATTTTTTAAACCGGGGTTGAGAGATTTTTTGAGAGCTCCAAAATAATACACACATAACAGCTCATAAAATTGTAGATAGATTTTTCCAAGATTATTTTTCAATTACAATTCCTGGATTTACAAATAAAACAATTACAAAAACTTAAAAACAATTACAAACACAACATGAATACAAAAAAACGATTACCAAATAATTTTTTAAACCGGGTTTCAGAGATTTCCAGAAAAACCTAAATACACCTGTGTTGGATCGCTTTGTTGATTATTTCGATCATTTTAGTCAGGATTAATAAGTTGATTATTCCTACAGAAATACTCAACATAAGATGGTTTCGGAAATTGGCTGACTTAAGTGTGTCTGTATTTTGAAACGTAAGATAATAGAGACAGATACACTCATGATTAGAAGAAGGAATAAGCAAATGCCGCACAGAAGATGTATAATGTCAGTACCTACACAGAAATGGTAGGCAACACTCCTCTATAATAGGAATACACAGGTAGGACGCAGGAAACACTTGACAACTGCTTGAATAGAGGTAGAATAAAGACAGGTAAGCACACACTTACCTACAAGGAATAAAACAAATGATTAAGATGAAGATTAAGACAACTCCTATAGTTGTTGCTAAAGAGAGCGATGTACTCTCCGGTATTTTCCAGGCCATAAACGAAAATGGCCTACACTTCTCCAAGAGAGCTGTCAAGGAAGAAGTTGAGAGCCAGAAGAATAAGCTCTGGACAACTGGTGATGATTACTGCGTTGTACTTGCTGAAGCTGATACTTATGTTTCCATGGTACTTGAGGCTATCAACGAAGTTTGCTTTTCCGAGAGCAGCCAACTCTCTATTGAAAAATACGCAAAGTTTTCTTTCTCCTTTGAAAGTGTAGCGTTAGATCAATAAAATAAAGGAGCAGGAGCCTAAAAACTCCTGCTCTCTTCTCTCTCTTTTTCCAGAAATTACTGCTAATAACAGCCTCCAAAAAAAATAATTGTAAAAATTGTAAAAAAAAGAAGGTATAGTGTTGCGAGAAACAGAAAGAAACACTATAATAGTTATGTAGCCGAGAAATGAAGGAATAAATTACTCGAATACAGAATTAATAAAAAAGGAGCTAACACTCCTAAAGGAATAAATAAAATGGAATTGAAAAACACACAGGCTATTATGCCAGTATCTCTTATGCTTGTTAGATTATCAGATTTAACACAGCTCCTTATCGACAATAGCAAAACAACTGATACACACTGGACACTTACAGACACAGAAAAAGTTGCCTGTGAAATTATCAGCTATGGTATTGAAAGTAATTGTCTCAACATTGAAAACTACGGATACCAAATACACGCAATTGAAAACGTGGTAGAATGGTACGCTGCTATCTGCTCAATTGATGATGATACTAACACTTACAACTATCCAGAGATTGCTGCTCTTAAGCCTGTTGTATCTGAAGAATTATGTGAAGCTATCTGTCATGGTTTCCGCCACTACGATGCTTGCCTTGTAGATGTAGATTATTAATAAAGGAATAGGAATAAATAAAATGAAGACACACAACTTGATCGATGTAAATACAGCTATTATGTCAGCTGTAAGACAAAATGACTGGTACGGTTTCCAGGACTTACTCTCCGTTGAAGCAGATTATCTTGAAATGGCTAATGCTATAAGACAATTACTCGACTTCAAAACTATCTCTAATAAAGAATTGCGCCTCTTTGATAGCACTTACAAAGAAATTATTATCGACAATAAACTCGCACATGAAGAAGATTATGTTGATGCGATGATTATGCTCGAAGTGATTAGGACTTACAACGATTTAGATGATACTGATGAAACTTATACCTTTGACACTTACAAGGAAGACTATTTAGACTTCAATTGTGATGATGCTAAAGAATACTACGGCAAAAAATACGAAACAATTCTTAATCAGATTTATTTTGATTATTTTTGGCTCGGTGATTGTATGAGGAAAATTACTGACACAAAATTAGAAATGCTCGGCCAAAAAGAAAAAATGGCCACTGTCTAAAGGATAAAATTGGAATGGACATCAAAAACACAAAATACATCAAAACACACTCAACTTCCAATTACGAAGTTGTGGTAATGAGACATAGAAGAGACAAGATCTCGAAAGAATACTTGAATAATCTCTATAAGTGGATCTTACTAAATGACTTGTATCTTGATAATCTTGTAATGCCTAATGAAGAAAAAATGGCACTTGGTTATGAAGATAGATACATAATGACATTTGTAAAATACTGTACTACCACACAGGATGAATTAGGATACAACGATGAATGCCGAGGCCTCTATTACAGGACATTTGGATACATGCCTGAAATTGAGCTTTGTCAGAAGGATCCAAGATTTAAAAAATAAGGCTAAAAACAACACGATTTAGGCCTCAATAAATAAAAAGAGGCCTATCTCTTATAAAGGAATAAAATAATGACACAACTCGACATTTTGATGGCTGCTGGAATTACAAAAGACAGAGCTATACAATTATTACAACACTGGGCGCAACAAAACAACGAAGGAATAAAATAATGATAGATTTAAACGTATCTCTTACACTCGAAGAACTTGGCATGGTACTCAACTATTTTGTCAATAATCATAATGCTAATGAAGCTGAAAGTTATAACATTTTCAAAAATTATTGGCTGTCTAATGGTAAAAATAAAAACGCAGTGGTTTCAGAGATTAACTGGAATACTATTTTAGAAACACTAAATGTAAAAACTGTTGATGAAACAACACTATTAGAAATTATGTTGGAATGTAAAGTTTTTATTCAAAACTTATAATTAGGAAACGAAGGAATAAAATAATGAATAGATTAAGTGATGTTTATACTGTCTGGTCTAAATTGCCAGAACCACAATGGATCGTTGATGGAATAATCCTACAAAATACAATTACTCTCGTAGCTGGCTCTTCTAACAGCGGAAAAACTCTTCTCTGTACAGACTTAATGCTACAACTCTCAAAAGGCTCTGAATGGCTCGGACACAAAACAACTAAAACTAATGTGATGTTTCTTGACTTGGAAATGGGATCCGGCATGTTTTGTTATAGGCTCCAAAAACACACAAGAGCAATTCCTGATAATCTGTGGTATCAAGAAACAAGTATTAGCTTATTTGATGATGAAAAAATTGTTGAATTAATCGCAACACTAAAAGAACAAGAAATTGGCCTCCTTATTATTGATAGCTACTCTCAACTCTCAATTGGCGCTGAAGAAAATAATAATTCTCAACAGGCTATCGTAATGAAAAAACTCTATACCTTCAGAGATAATGGTATTTCTCTTATAATTCTCCACCATAAACGAAAAGGAGCGGAAAATGATAATTCTCTCGAAAGTTTGCGTGGTGGATCAAGTATAGCAGCTGGAGCCGATACTGTCCTTATGCTAACCAAAAATGCTGATACATTTAAACTCAAAACAACAAAAGATAGACTTAATCCTTATGACAAATGGATAGACATTACCTATAGATTTGTTGGTACAGAAGAAAACACTATTGGTACAGAAATTGTTGGCACTGGAATTGATAGAGATGATACCATGATCGCACAGGTTATCAGGCTTTTAGAAACAGGCGAATTATCTGGAAATGAAATAAGTAAGGCAATAGGAAGAAATAGAAAAGATACTTCTGAATGCCTAAAGAACATGACAACACTTGGAATTATTAGCCAGTTTCCTAAAGAACCAAAAAGAGGCCAACGTGTTAGATTTTCCTTGATAAAAAATACGGACACAGATACAGAAACACTCGATTAAGATAGATAATAAATTGTAAGAGGATAAATAAAAATAAAAATTATTTATCCTCCTCATAAAAAGAAAGATAAAAGGTTGAAAGAATAAAATGAAGCAAAAATTAGATGTTGTTAAAGTTAAAATACTATTAGTACAAATTGTAGAACCACACTGGAATAATGAAAATGGAGGTAGAAGATTATTTCTATTCAAAACTCTGAATTACATTTTTGAAAGAGAAACAGGCCACATTTTTTCTAACACAAATAGAAAATGGACTTCTAATGCTACGTCTTCAGAAGCAGATTTTCATACAATTGGTAATCTTATGTCAGAGATGTTAGTAAGATTAGATTTATCTGGTAATCATGAAGTTGAAGCACAAAAAATTGAAATAATCGATAACTTATTTGATTTGTCCTGGGAATTAAAAAACTCCTGTATTAGATGTGTTGAATTGGAAAATTATCAAATTACTATTTATTTTGATGATGAAATAAATGAAATACATAGATTTGTACCAGTAATTGAAAACTTGGAATACGATACTGTTGAAATTGATGTAAAGGAAGAAGGAGAATAAAATGAGACACAAGATAGAAATTAAAATTGCTCTCGTAGAAGAAACAATAATTAATAAGGTGCCAAGATTTTTTGATTTAACTACAGATTGGCGCACTACTTACATTATTAAAGATAGCAAGACATGGTTTGATAGGCCATTACACACAATTATGTCAGATTTTTACACAGAGATGTTAGCATACATTACTCCTGATTGTTTTGAAACACAATTCAAAGTTAATCTTATTGAAACACTTCTTGAAACAAATGGTGATGGTTTAGATTTTGAATACACAAGTGAGATTTATAAGTTTTCAATTGAGAATACGACTACTTGTAATGGTGAAGTTTATGATAATTACTGGACATTTATTCCAAAAATTACAAGTGTAGAAATTATTCCAGAAAAAAACATTTTATCATTACAAAATAAATTAAAAGAAGAAGTGAAAGAAGAAAAGGAATAAAATAAAATGAATACAAAATACCAACTCGAAATTGCCACTGTAGAGCCTTACTCATTTACAAAAGACGGTAAGCCTGTTGAATACTATACAAATGATTATGTTGATGTATTAGAGGCCTATTTTGATAATGTAGATGATGCTCTTAAGGCCTTGTATTCTTACTACTACGATAATGAAATAAATGTAGCTGATGTATCTGGTGTTTATTCATGTTGTATTCAAGGTCCGTTAGATTATGTTTTATTATTGTCTGACGGTGAATACGAAGATCAATTGAGATGTGTTAAAATTATTGAAGTAGAAATGATGGATGCTTAAAAATTAATAAAAATAAATACCACTCGCAGTAATAAGATGTAAGTGGTAAAATTATAAACTATTAGTATCCAATAAAAAAGAGGGCCCTGTGGAGCCCTCTTTTGTTGTGTTTTAGGAAGTACTATCTAATACCGCCTGTTGAAGAGACAAATACTTCTGATAAAAATAATTCTTTGTCTTGGCCTCTATTTTTTCGGTCCAAGATTTAATACATGGCTGCTTATTTTTATTTTTATTAGCTACTTGTAAAACTCTTTCAACGGTAAAATACTCTGGCTGCTTATAATCTCTAAAATTACCGTCAGCTGTGTAATAACGATAGCCTTTGATGTCTTCTTTGATGTTTTTGTCAGATAATTCTTTAGTACCTTCATTTGAGCCAGAAGCAGAGAAGAAGTATTGAAATTGCTCCTCTGTCATGTATTGTAAGGTTAGCATGTTTTCTTCAACAGCTCCTCTATAATTACAAGGAGATACTAAATAAAAAAATAAATTATCCTCAATTATTTTTTTATTATTTATTGCGTCTGTCTTATAAACGATACAATAAGCCAAAAAAGATCCATACCAATTATTATGTAAGTATTGTAATTGTCCTGGTTTTGCGTAAGGAAGATGAATTATACCATTACTGTCAATTGAAGCTCTTTTTATTTCAATTGTTTTATTTATCATGCCATTTACTGTTATTTGGTAAGTATTGTCTTCAGCAGTATCAATGTCATAAACTGAAAATGTTGTGCCGTAATGTTTGATACGATTGGAGATAAGATTGTCTGGATCTTTATCTCCTCTATTAACTGTTGGTTCCATAAAATTATTCCTTTATGTTTGGAGAATTGGCGCCATTTATTTATTTTTATTGTGCGCCTATTATTCTTATACTGACAAATAATAAAAAACTCCTCTATCCTTGGCGCACTCTAATAAAAAAAAATTATAAAAAAAATTGTTATAAATAATAGGCGCACAGGATACCAGAAAATGTTGGCGCCAGTATTATTTAAAAAAAGAGGCCAAAGATTTATTTATTATTTCTATTGGCCGCTTTTATTTATTTTTTATTTATTATTATTTTATTTTTATACTGGCGGAAATTGGTGGTAGATCTTTGGCGCACATGAATAAATAAAAAAGAGGCCAGAGATTATTTTATTTTTATTTATTTTTATTTTTGTACGTTGGAAGATTTTTTGATAGATTTTTCTTACAATGTACAAAAAAGAGTTGAAGCGAAAAACCAAAAGACCACTCCTCTTTAAAAAGCACACCAATTTTCCACACCTTTTATATACCTAACTTTTTGGCCTCTTAAAAAATATATGATAAAACAAAACAAATTATATACTTGAGGTTGATAATGGATAATTTTAATAAGCCTGTATCATTTGCGCCTATAGAAGAGAAGCGTATGTTTAGTGTTAAGTTAGATTTGGATGTAGCTATTATGCAGAAAGGTTATACGCAGTCAGAGATAGCTAATTTGTTAGGTACGAAGCAGAGTCATATTTCTGATTGGTTTAGAGGTAAGAAAGGTATAAGCGAGGAATATTTATTTGGATTGGCTCGGATTTTGGAGATGGATGCTTATGATTTGTCTCGTATTTTAAAAGGTAGAAGAGATGCGTATGCCAAGATATTAAAGATCAAAGAGAAGAACAAGGCGATTAAGAATGAATTGGAAGATTTACAAAAAGATAAGGACAGGCAGAGAGTTAGTTTCTTTAAGCGTTGAAGAGGAACAATTTTTATTTTCTGTTATTGATGATGATGAGTTATTAGTATTGGAGGAGTTATTAAAATGTAATGTTAATTTGATACATAAGATTTGTCATAAGCATAGTGGTTTAGGTGTAGAGTATGCTGATTTGTTTTCTTCTGGAATGATTGGTTTAGTAATTGCTGCTAAAAAGTTTGATGTTAGTAAAGGTAATCGCTTTTCCACTTATTGTTATTATTGGATCTCTCAAAAAATAAAGCGAAATATAGAGAATAATGCTGCTTTAATACGTTTGCCTGTTCATATTAAGGAAACTATAAAACAGTTGAATAATTTGCAGGATTTGAGTATTTTAGAGGTTGTGGAGTTAACAGGTAAAAGTTTAAATTGTGTATTGAACTCTATAAATGCTGCGGAGATAAGTGTTTTAAGTTTAGATAATAGTGGCAATGATGAGGAGTATGATTTTTACAGTGTTAGAACAAATGACAGCGATGATCCGTTATTTGACAGTTTAGTTGAGGATGAAGGTATTAAGTTGATTTATGATAGTTTAGAAAAATTAAATGAGATGGAAAGGCTTGTTGTTATTTACACTTATGGTTTAGGTGTAGAGATAATTAATATGGTTGAGTTTTGTAAGAAGTTCAACATAAATGGTAATCAGTATCAGGATTATTTTTCTTCTGCTATGGAAAAACTGAAGACAAATGCTGCGTTAAAGGAGTGGTTTAGAGATGGATTACAATGAATTAATTAGGCATCCAGAGATTTATGCGGAAGTTCAGAATGCTTTAATGATTGGAATGTCGGAGAGTAAGATTGCAAAAACTTATGAATTGCCTGTTTCTACTATTCAGACTATTCAGGAGCGTATGCAGCAGAGTATTAAGATGGCTGATGATTGGACGGAGAATAAGCGTTTAGATGATTTATTAGCTGATTTGATTACAGAGAATACAAGAGCTTTACGTCAGATATCTAAACAAGCATTAGATCCAGGTTACACATTAAATCAGAAGGCAGGAGATTTAGGTAATTTATATGAAAAGATTGGACAGTTTACAATTCGACTTCTTGAAGCCGCAGCAGAAGCAAAAAACAAGTAGAGATAGGATTTTATTACCTCCTGACAATTATTTACAGTACATGATTGATACATTGCCAAAAGGTTGGAGTGTAGATGCTAAACATATAAAATTAATTTGTAAGCATTTAGATATGGTTGAAAGAGGCGAGATAAAGAGGTTAATGATAAATATGCCTCCTCGTCATGGTAAGACTGAAACTATTACTGTGCGATTTGGTGCTTATTTTTTAGAGCGTAATCCTTCAGACAATGTTTTAGTTACTGGTTATAATGAGAGAATTGCAAGGCGTTTTAGTAGAAAGAGTAGGCAAATTGTAAAGGAGCGTAGGCCTCTTTCTGATGATTCTACTGCTCAAGATGAATGGACTTTACCAGAAGGTGGTACATTTTTAGCTCGTGGTGTTGGTTCTCCTCCTACTGGTGTTGGTTTTAAATTAATTTTAATTGATGATCCTATTAAGAGTAGAGAAGATGCAGAATCTATTATTATGCGAGACAAGGCCTGGGATTGGTATTCTGATGATTTATTTACAAGATTAGAGCCTGGTGGAGCTATTATTATGGTTTGTACGAGATGGCATGAGGATGATGTTGCTGCTCGTGCTTTAGCTTCTGAACCTGAAAGTTGGACAGTATTAAACCTACCTGCTATTTGCGAGTCTGATGATGATCCTATTGGTAGAAAGATTGGCGATCCTCTTTGGAAGGAGCGTTATAGTAAGGTTGATTTAAATAAAATTAAAAAAGTTATGGTTGCACAGAGTGGCGATTATGGTTGGAATGCTCTTTATCAGCAAAATCCAATTCCTCGTACTGGTGCATATTTTAGTCCAGAAAAGATAAAAATTGAGCCATTTAAGCCTAAAATTATAAGACAGATAAGAGCCTGGGACCTTGCTTCCACTGCTAATGCTGGAGACTATACTGTTGGAATATTATTAGGTAAGGATGTTGATAATCGTATTTGGATATTAGATATGATTAGAGGCCAATATGATGCTGGTACAAGAGATAGAATAATTAGACAAACAGCAGAATTAGATGGTGTAGAGACAAGAATTAGAATGCCACAGGATCCAGGACAAGCAGGTAAGAGTCAAAAGTTGCATTTAGTTCAATTATTACAAGGTTTTCCAATTGTGTTCTTGCCTGTTAGTGGTAGTAAGCAATTAAGAGCTGATCCTATTGGTAGTCAGATAGCTGCTGAAAATGTAAGTATGTTGCGAGCTGATTGGAATAGATATTTACTTGATGAATTAAGAAGTTTTCCATTAGGTAAGAATGATGATATTGTTGATGCTTTGGCTGATGCTTATTCAGAAGTAAGTAGAAGTAGAAGTGGTTGGACAGCAGCATAATGTTTTTTGATAAAATAAGCGTAAATGGTTAATGAGGTAAAAGATGGCATTATTTGATATTTTTAAGAGCAAGAAGGCTGATACATTGCCATCAGGTTCTCAAGCTCCTTTTCCATTATCTCAAAGTGGATTTAATAGGCTTAATGCTTATGGTAATGGTAGTTTAGTAAGTATTTTAACAAGACAGCTGCCAGGAAGTCATAGAGATTGGAGTAAAGAAGCTGGAGATTTAGGTCTTAACTCTATTGTTGCTATTTCTCTTGATTGGTATAATCGTAATTTTTCTCAAGCTGTTCCTAAAGTTTATCGTGCATCAACAACACAGCAGGATGATAGTATTGAGCATCCTATTATAAATCTAATAAAAAATCCTTCGAGTTTGTATGTTTCTTCTATTTTCTGGTCATTTATTATAGGAGATTATAAATTACTTGGTAATGCTTATGTTAGAAAGATCAGAGTAAATAATAAAGTAGTAAGTTTACAATATTTACCTGCTGATATGGTAATGCCTGTTGGTAGTGCAATAAATCCTATTGAATATTGGACATATACAGTTGATGGAAAGAGTTATAAACTTGAGAATAAAGATGTTATTCATTTCCGTTATGGTAGAGATCCTAATGATTTACGTTTAGGTAGAAGTCCTGTATCAAGTGTATTAAGAGAAATTGCTACAGATAACTATGCTTCTTCCACTGCTTTTGGTTTGATGCGTAATGGTCCTATTCCTGCGATGATTTTAGGTCCAGATGCTAATGATTTGTCTGTTGATATTTCTCCTGATGATGCAAAAACTGTAAAGAGAAAGTTACAAGAAGATTTTACTGCTGATAATGCTGGTCAAGTAGCAGTTATGACAGGTCCTTATAAAATGGATCGTGTTTCTTGGTCTCCTGAAGAATTAACACTTGATACTATTAGACGTTTACCAGAGGAGAGAATTACTGCTGCTCTTGGTATTAATGCTATGGTATTAGGTTTAGGTGCTGGTTTGGAGCGAAGTACATATCAAAATTATGAGAGAAGTCAGCAACAAGCCTGGGAAGATGGAATGATACCTCTACTTAAGCAATTAGCAGAAGTTATTTCATTTAATTTAATGTATGAGTATCCAGAAACAAGAGAAGGCGACTATTTTGAGTTTGATGTTAGTAATGTAAGAGCTTTAGCTGATGATTTAGATTCAGCTGCAAAAAGAGCAGAATTACTTTACACAGCTGGAATTGCTACTTTAGAAGAGGCTAAATTAATTGCTGGACTTACAAATACAGGATCTCCAACTGTTTCTGATGAATCTATAGTAAAGCCACAAACACAAGAAACAGTTAAAGCTGTTCCAGATTCTTTTGTTCCAACTGATGCTATGAGTAATAATGCTAAAAGAGCACTTAAATGGAAAGATGAAGGATTTGATGGTGGTACAGCTGTTGGTTTTGCAAGAGCTCATCAATTAGCTAATAAAGAAAACTTATCTTTTGATACTGTTGTAAGAATGTATTCATTTTTTAGTAGACATGAAGTAGATAAAAAGGCGCCAGGTTTTAATCAAGGAGAAGAAGGTTTTCCTTCTAATGGTAGAGTTGCCTGGGATCTCTGGGGAGGCGATGCTGGTTTTTCCTGGAGTAGAAATATTGTTAAAAAATATGGTGAAGATTGATTGGTTGATAAAATACAATAGAGGCAAATGATGGACGAAAACTTATATTTCTTTGGCGAAAATATTAAACTTGTTGGTAATACAGTTCAAGGTTATTTAGTTCGTTTTGGTAATCCTAATGACACTGATCTTGAAGGCGATTATTTTACCAAAGAGACAGATTTTGGTAGGCCTCTTAAAGAAGGTCAAAAGTTTGCATTAAATCTTTATTATCATCATGGTCAAGATGGAGTAATTGGTACTAAAAGTATTGGTACTGGTTTTGTCAAGATGGATGAAAAAGGTTTATGGTATGAAGCTCAAATTGAAATGAATGACCAATATAATCAAATGATCATGGAGCTCGCAAAACAAGGCAAATTAGGCTATTCAAGTGGTGCTGCAAGTCATATGGTTGAGAGAAAAAGTGTTGGAAAAGCTTATGAAATTAAGCGTTGGACACTTGCTGAAGCTTCATTAACTCCAAGACCAGCTGAAAGTCGAAATATTGTTACTGCTAAAATGTTAAAAGCTATGGTTGAAGACTTAAGAGTTGGAGATTATGTATCTTGGCATGCATATGGAACAACTGTAAGAGGTCAAATTATAAAAATTAGAAAAGATGGTCCTCTTGTTGGTCAGCCGCTTGGTACAACAATCGTAGGAACTGAAGAAGATCCTGTTTATAAAATTAGAGTTTATCAAAAGCAGCCTGATGGTTCTTATCAAATGAGAAATGCAACATCTGTACATAGAGCATCAGCATTAACAAAAATAGAGAAACCATATAAGGAAGTTGCTATGAATTGTCCTGAATGTGGCAAAGTTGTTACATCTGATTATTGTCCAGATTGTAATATTGCCTTAAAAATGTGTGATATGTGTGAAAAAATGTATTCTGGCGAAGAATGTAAGATGTGTAAGCCTAAAAAGGATAATGGAGAAGAAGAAGCTCCAATCATGCCAGAAAATCCATTTTATGATGTTGAAAAAGAACTTGTTTCTGAAGGTTTAGAAACACTTTTTGAGCGTGTAGATGAAGCTGTTTTATTGTATTTAGAAGGCGAAAATGTTGATTTAAATTATGTATTTGATCAATTTGCTGTTCTTGCGAAGGATTTAGTAAGCAAATTAGAAGCAAAATCAACAGATATAGCAGCTGAAATGAAATATTTAGTCAGTAAAGAGAGTCATAGACCTACTGACGTTAGAGATGCTGAAAAAACATTGCGAGAGGCAATGTGTTTAAGCAGAAGCGAAGCTAAAAAGCTCGCAAATGTTCTTTGGACTACTTTGTGCGATGCAAATGAGACTAAAGAAGAAGTTATTGAAACAAAAACTGTTGAAGCTGAACAGGAAGTAGTTGAAGATAATTCAAATATTAAACTAATGCTTCTCAAAAAAGCAATGTTGGATTTAATTGGAGATTAAAATGAATATTGAAGCTCTTGAAGCCAAAAAGAGAGAAAATGCTCTTAAGGCAAAAGATATCTTGTCTTCAGAAGATGGTGTTGTCGAAGATGCACAAAAACTTCTTTCTGAAAATGAAGAAATTGTAAAAAAAATTAATGTTTTGAAGGCTGCTGATGAGCAAATCCTTCCTATTAGTAATGAGGTAAAGTCTGTGGAAAATACATCTGATATTATTCTTCCAGGAGCAGCAATGAGTTATAAGTCATTGCCATTCTCTCCTGAAAGTGGTTATGAAAAAGCAAAGTTAGGTTATGCTTTTGGTATGTTTGCTCTTTCAACTCGTGGCAATCAAAAAGCTATCAATTGGTTGAAGGAAAATACTTCCTATAAGGCAGTCAACGAAGGTACAAACAGTGCTGGTGGATTTTTAGTACCAGATGAACTCGTTGCTGAACTTATCTTCCTCCGTGAGCAATACGGTGTTGTAAGACGCAATGCTACTATCAGAACTATGAACTCTGATACACTTTGGATTCCAAAAAATAGTGCATCTACAACTGCTTACTGGGTAGGTGAATCAACTGCTATTACTCAATCGCAGCCTACTTTTGATCGTGTACAGGTTCTTGCAAAGAAACTTGGTATTCTTACTGCTGTAACTTCTGAAGTTAATGAAGATTCTATCATTGAAATTGGTACTGCATTAGCTCAAGATATGGCATGGAAGTTTGCTCAAGAAGAAGATAGAGTTATGATGTTAGGTGCTGCAGCGAATGCTACTGACGGTAACATTGATGGCTTTATTACTGCAAACTTGGCTGTTGCTTCTAATGCTGGTACAGTTGCTGCTGCTACAGGTACTGTTGCTAACTACAATGCTACAACTCTTGCTAACTTCCGTACAATGGTTGGTAAATTGCCTTTATATGCTGATAATGCTGATGCAAAGTGGTATATGTCCAAGGCTTTCTTTAATGATGTTGTTTGTAACAGACTTGACGCACTTTCAGGTAATGCTGCTCTTGACTTAATGAACTTCCAAAATGGTAGACCAACTCTTTATGGTTATCCAATTGAGTTCTCTCAACATCTTGCATCAACAGCTGCTGGTACTGTTAATACACATCTTTGTGCGCTTGCAAACCTCAAGACTGGTACAGTTCTTGGAGATCGCAGAAGTGTTCAGATTTCAGTTTCTACTGATTATCTATTCAACACTGATGAAATTGCATTTAAGGCCGTCGAAAGAATTGGCTTCTCTGCTCATGATGTTGGTACTTCATCTGCTGCTGGATCAATCATCGTTCTTAAAAGAACCACATAATCTTTATTTAAGATTATTTTCAAAGGAGGCAATATCGAAAGGTATTGTCTCCTTTTGTTTTGATAAAATAAGCATATCGAGGTGGTAAAAATGCCGTTAACAAAACAGCAAGCAGTAGATAAATTAGCAAGTATGTGTCAGGCAGATATTTTTCCTGTCTTAAATGTTGATATTTTAAATGAAATTATTGATGAAAATACTCGCTCAACATCATGGACTGCTTCTCAATTCTATTCATATGGTTCTATTGTTCAGCCTACTGTTCCAAATGGCAGGTTTTATCGTGTAATTGTGCCTGGAACAAGTGGAACTACTGAACCAAACTTTCCAACACAAGGTTACACAGGACAAGTTGTTTCTGATGTTGGAGATTTATTATTTGTTGATTATGGTCCAGCACAAGAAGAGATTTATGATGTAAGAAGTGCTGCCAGAGCTGCTTGGATTAGAAAAGCAGGAATTGTTGCTAATCTTACTGATGTAGAAGATGGCGAAAATAAACTTTCATTAAGCAAAGTTTATGAGCAATGTATAAAGATGTCCAATCTTTTTAGACCTATAGAGATTTATTAAAATGCCACCTAAATGCCTTCTCGATATTTATAGAAATGTGTCAGCACTCTATCATTTATCTGATTCTGCTACTGTTTATAGAATGGTTACAGAAACAGATGATTATGGTGGAATTAGTAATGACTATAGAAAATTAAAAGATTATCCTTGTAGGCTCGTTTTTAAATTAGAAGATACAAGACAAAATGGCGGAGTTGTATTTGAAGATAGTAAGTTTAAGATACATTTTCCATTTGAAGCTGATTTAAGACAAAATGACAAAATAAAACTTAAATCTGACTATAATTGCGACAGATATTTTGAAATCATCAGTGTTGAATATGCTACTGAAGGATTATTTAATAATGCCACTGTAATAGAGAGATTTAATTAATGAACGTCGATCCTAATGTAATAAATGGAGTAGTTGCAAATGGAATATTGGTCCTTACCACAATCGTTGCACCAGGAACATTATTTTTTTTTAATTTAACAAAAAAAATTGATTTTGTATCAATGAATGTTAAAACTGTAAAAGATGATGTTGAAAAGATGGCCAAACAGATTGAAAAAATAGAGAATAAAATTGAAAATAATGAACAAGCAGTAAATAAACTGCATACAGCTGTTGGAGTATTACAAGCAAAAGTTGAAATGTTGGAGAAAAATCATGAAAAACATATCCATTAGTAAAATGTTTGTAGTTATAATCATGGCATTTATAATTACATTTTTTACCAGTTTTTCTGTAACATTAAACTCTGTAAATCTGCCAAATAACGCATCATTTAGCGATTTATTACATATTCTTGAAGTTAGTGTTGTCTCATCTATAAAACCTGCAATTTCAGCTATTTTGGCCTCTATTTTAGGTTATCTTACAAACAATCAAAAAGAGGTTAAAGAATAATGAATGAATATTATGAATTAGGATTATATTCTTATGATGTATTACCAAGTGGAGAAATAATTGTTTCTTTTAGTGATAACTTGGCATTTACATATATAAATGAACAAATGTTAGATTTTGCTTGTACTGATTATGATAATGAAACTATAGAAAACTTAAGAAAATATATTGTTTGTTATTGCGCTCATTTTGGTGGATCAAATCTTGCTGGAAAAAAATTAGTTTTTGATTTAGCAGAACCTAATGGCAATATTGTAAGGATTGTTTAATGGCAATAATTACAGTTAACACAAACATTAAAATAGGTTTTGATTTAAGAGCCATACCTACAGCAACAGCATTTACAGTAACTGGAACTGGTGGTGGTCTTTCTTTGCCATTTGAAGCACAGTTTACAGGTAATATTACAAGAGTAGTAATGACTGCTGTTTTATCATCTAACGTAACAAATCTTGATGTAGGACTTATGGCTTCTAATGCTGCTGGAGATTTACCATCAGACACATATCTTGCTACTCCTAATACTTTTTCTGGTTCTGCAAATGCTACAAATACAAATTATATTATTAATTTAACAAACTCTGTAGCAGTAACAAAAGGTAATATTTATTGGCTTACATTTAGACCTAATGCTTCTTTTTCAGGAAGTTTGAACATTAACCAAGCATTTTACGGAGCCACTTCTTATAATGGAACTTGGAGACCAGCAACAAGAACATCATCTGTATGGTCTCGTTCTGGTACTACTGGTTCTAACGTAATTTATGGAAGTAGTACTAACTGGTATAGTCTTGATATGGCAACTGTTACTGATGATGCATCTCCAATAACTGCTGCTGCTAACCAAGAATATGGTGTTGCTTTTACATTAGATTCCAATCATCCTGCAGTAAAAGTTAGAAGTATTTCTTTTGCAAACTCTTTGAATGCAACTAACCAACCAGGAATGTCATTTTTAGTTAATATAAGAAACTCTGCTGGAACTCTTTTATACTCTTTTGCTAACATAGACACAGATAGAATAGGAACTGGTACTGGTCAAGGAAATGCTTTATTTTATAATCAAAGTGGTTCAGATATTTGGTTAGAACCAAATACTAAATATTATTTAATGATGGCTTATACTGGCACATTTACTACTGCTCCTACTATTTCTTCATTTACTTTTGATATTTCTATGAGATCAGCAAATGGAGCATACATTGCTAATTATGCAAATAGAAGTTCTGGTGGTGTAATAACTGAAACTTCAACAAAGTTTATGCCTTTTCATATTGAAGTTGATGCTATTAGGTTTGATAATGCTGGTGGAGGTGCTGGTGGTTATGTAAATGCTTCTCCTATGTTTAGTGGAGGATTTTCAGGATAATGGCTACTATAACAGTTCCAACAGATAAATTAATTATTCCTCTTGATGGTTTTGCTACTAATAACTGGGGAGCAGCATCTATAAACTTAAATGGTAGTAATGCTGGTGCTGCTATTATTTTTGTTCCTTATGAAAACTTTACATTAACTCAAATAATTTTTTTCTACACAATTACTACAAGTCCTTCTCCTAATACATTTGATGTAGGAATACAAGGTCTTAATGCTACAACAGGATTGCCTGATGGTACATTTGTAACTTCTGGTACTTGGACT